AACCCCGCCATTAGCCACACGCGCCTTGGCAGCGGTTGAGGCGTTTCGCGGCGACATATGGGAACCGGCCTGCGGTAACGGAGCCATCAGCGACGTGCTATCGGAGAAAAACGCGGTTATTAGCACTGACTTGCACGATTACGGATTCGGGGCGTCAAATGCTGACTTCTTGGCCGCTGATCAGCTCCTTGCACCTAATATCGTCACAAACCCGCCCTATAAACACGCTCAGGCGTTTGTTCAGAAAGCCATAGACCTTGGCGCAGAAAAGCATTGCTGGCTGTTGCGCCTGTCGTTTCTTGAATCCAAGAGGCGCAAGGCCGAGCTTTTTGACATAGCGCCGCCGTCGAGGGTTTGGGTGTTTGCCAAGCGCCTGACGATTTGGCGCGGCGATGAGGCACCGACCAGCACCGGCACGACGGCATACGCTTGGTTTGTATGGGATCGCGGCACCACTGACACGAAAATAGGATGGATTTAACATGACCACCACCCCCGCCACCGTCGAAGCGATTGCCGCATTAAGGGCTGACCCCACGTTGTTTGTCGAGGAGGTCTTGGGTGCCACGCCGCAAAAGTGGCAGGCAAAGGCGCTAGACGCAATCGCCACAAATGATCGTGTCGCCATCAAATCAGGCCACGGTGTCGGCAAGACCGCTTTTGAGAGCTGGGTGGTTCTGTGGTGGCTGATGACGCATTATCCGTGCAAGGTAGCCGTCACCGCGAACAGCGCACACCAGCTATCGGACGTGCTGTGGACGGAGATCGACCGCTGGGCGCGTAACATGCCGCCCGCGTTCAAGGAGCTGCTGGAGTTCAAGGCTGACAAGATCAGCCTCAAGGGCGCACCCGACAGCTTCGCAGTGGCTAGAACGAGCCGCCGCGAAAATCCTGAATCCCTCGCGGGCTTTCACTCGCCGCACATGCTGTTTGTGGTCGAGGAAGCGTCCGGCGTGCCTAACGTAATCTTTGAGACGGCCAGCGGTGCGCTATCCACCCCCGGCGCGAAAATCATTATGTGCGGGAACCCCACACGGTCGGACGGTTATTTTTACGACGCCTTCCACGGCGACCGCGAAAAATGGCACTGCATCACTGTGTCGTGCAGTGAGGGCGAATATGTTGACCCCAAGTTTATCCGCGAGATGGGCGAAAAATACGGCGAGGAGAGCAACGTCTTCGCGGTTCGCGTCTTGGGTGAGTTTCCAAAGCAGTCGGACGACGTGCTGTTGCCTTTGCACTTGATTGAGGATGCGACAAAGCGAGACGTGGAATCAGGCCCGACCACGCCGGTTGTCTGGGGCTTGGACGTTGCGCGGTTTGGATCGGATAGGTCGGCGCTGTCCAAGCGTCAGGGCAATATATTGGTCGAGCCGATCAAGACGTGGCAGAATAAGGACTTGATGGAGCTGGCCGGTATCGTGCTGGCGGAATACGACGCCGTGCCTTACCAGATGCGGCCACAGGCGATCTACATTGACGCCATTGGCCTTGGCGCAGGACTGGCTGACCGGCTTAGGGAGCTGGATATGCCCGCCGTTGGCATATCTGTGTCTGAGACTGCCAGCCTAAAGGCTAAGTTTAACAGGCTCAGGGATGAGCTGTTCTGGCACTGCCGCGAGTGGTTTGAGGCGCGAGACTGCAAAATACCGCAAGACGACACGCTGATATCGGAGTTGTCGGGCATCCGCTATAAATACCTATCTACTGGCAAGCTGAAGGTTGAATCCAAGGACGAGATGAAGCGTCGCGGCCAGCGTTCACCCGACGTGGCCGACGCGTTTGTGCTGACCTTCGCGGGTCAGGGTGCGGTTGCCGGTGGCTACTCAAGAGGTTATAATTCAAATCGCAGTTTGAAACCAAAAACGAATTGGGTGGTCTGATGGAAAAAGTTACCGCGTCTAGGTTCCGGCCTGAGGGCATGAGCGACGAGGACGCATTTAACCTGTCTCCAGTCAAAGTTGCCTATGATGTCTTGGGGCCGTCTTTTCTGAAAATGCCGAAGGCGGCACGCTCACACATTATGGAGCTTGTCATGTCAGGCGACTTGACGGCTGATGAAATTAGAAGTTCCGCAGAATACGCACTTCCATATAACCCCATTTTTGGTGAGCCGTTGGTCGGTGACTTTGGTGAGTTTATGGAAGGTGCCGGTAGTTACGGCCTGTTAGCTGACCCCCTGCAAATGTCTGAGGAAGAATTTTACAAGAGAATGTTTGGCTTCGATTATGAGACCAAGCAAGAAATGATGGGTGGTGTTCCGTTGATGCCTACAGATAACTTGCCTAAATTTGGTAGCGCCTTGGGCGTTAATGATGATGATTTTGGCGATATGATGCGTAGGAAAAATATTTGATGAATCAATTTAGAGGCGCATATCAGCAGGGGCTGCTGGCCGAGCCTATGGATATGGCGTCGTTTGACCCATACGCGCCGTTAGCTACCGGCCTGATGTTCGCCCCCGGCTCCGGCGTAGCCGACGCGGCGGGCTATGCGCCAAGCATGACAACCGCTGGCGAATACGAACCTAGCATGATGGCTAACATTGGCAGCGGTCAGTATATGGACGCTGGCTTGCAGGGGCTAGGCTTACTCGGTGACGCCTTTATGGCTGCTGGTACGGTTGTGCCGCCGCTTATTCCTGTTGGCGCTGCTATGAAAGCACCTAGAGCCGCTAAGGTTGCGGGGCGTATAAAGCCGCCGACGAAAACTGAGTTAGACCCTATGGGGTACAGCAAGATAAAACTCGACGAGCCTTTGGCTGAAATGCAGTATGATTTTGAGCCTATGAGCCTGCTTTTCCCAGATAGAAAAATTGTCAAACCGGAAAGCCTGCTTGGGAAAGTTGCGTTGTTTGGCGCTGGCGATAGAAGTGGAGTTGGCACCCTTAAAAGTTTATCTGGTCAGGTCTTTGATGAGCCGGTATCTGCTTTGGGGGGCAGGGATTACCAGCTTGCAACGCCATATGCTTGGGCGTCAGATGAGGGTGTTATATCAGGGCTTTTAGCCCGCGCTAAAAAGGCTCAGGAAGAAACTGGCATAGAAGATGTTGTTTTGGCTCATTCTACAATGAACCCAACAGCCGTTGACTTTACTGATTTTAACTCAGCCGCAGTAGCTGAAATGTTAAAAGTATCAAAAATAACCAAGAAAGACGCAAAGCAATTTGATGATGAAATAAAAAAATCTTTTCCAAGCTTCCCCGGTGTAAAGTCGCCCAAGTTTAGGGAATGGATGAAGTCGCAAAAATCTGGTAAAACTAGAGCGACGATAATTAAGGAAATGGACAAAGATTTGTGGCGGTCAAAAGGCTTCCCAATGGTTGGCAAGGCTAGATATGCTTTGACAGAAAAAGCGCAGCAAGACGTTCCAACATTTCAAACCGGATTGTCTTTTATACCTATTGATGTCGCCAGCGGCGCTGTTAAAAGCCCTATAATGCCTCACTCAACATATAGCACCGCTATGCGCCGCGCTGGCGATCCTGTGCAGCTTTCTGGAACAATACCAAATGAAATTTTTTATAGAGATTTCTTTAAAACCCTTGAGGGGGCGACGACAAAGTCTGGTGCGCCACAACCTGCGAGCATGAAACAGTATACTACAAGACTGAACAACCCTTATCAGATTGTCGATCAAGAGCTTGTCGACACTATGTCTGGCTTGTTAGGGTACTAAAATGAACTCTGGTGGATTTGTTTCTTGGTCGATGCCAATGGCCTCACACAAAAGAGCATCCAAGCCTACTAGCTTTTGCTTGTGGTCTGTTGTTGGGTCGGCGGTTTCTAAATGCGCTGCAACTGTTAAAATTATTCTTTCTCTTTTATCTTGTATGCTCATAACATGACTCCCTTACTTAAAAACGAATTGTACCCCATATCAGGATAATATCAAAGGTTAAACTATGGCACCAACCCGCAAAAAGAAAAGCGTCAGCCTATCAGTCGGTCGCGGTGAAAAGCAGTCGGTCAAGGCTGGTGGTGGACTTACTGCGAAGGGTCGTGCAAAATACAACCGAGCCACAGGCTCAAAACTAAAAGCGCCTGTGACCGGCAAAGTCAAAGCCGGTAGCGCAGACGCAAAGCGGCGCAAGAGTTTCTGCGCCAGATCAAAGAGCTGGACTGGCCCGCGCGGCAAGGCGGCTAGACGCAGATGGAAATGTTAGGAGATATCTATGGCATACGGTAAGAAAAAAGGCGGCAAAAAAGGCTCAAAGCAAGTTCTCGGTAAATACTGCTGATGTCTTTGTATCGCAATATCGCCAAGAAACGCGCACGCATTAAGGCGGGCAGCGGTGAGAGAATGAGAAAGGTCGGAGCCAAGGGTGCGCCCACGGCTGCGGCTTTCAAGGCGGCTGCAAAGACCGCGAAGAAACCTAAAAAGAAAGCGAAGAAAGCATGATCGTTTGTGACAATTGCCCATATCGTGGGCGCTGCGAAATCAAGCAGCGTTGTATTCAGGGCAAAAACCCTGTGCCGGACATGACGCCTGAGCCAGCTCCGTCGAAGTTTGTGCAGACCAGCAAAGGCACAGTCGAGACTGCTGGCAAGCGCGGCGCACCAATTAAAGCTGCGGCCAAGAAGGTAATTAAAAAGGCGAAGATGAATTGAACATCAGACGCCCGATTGTTGGTCGCATAAGACGCCCGCAGCCCCCGCTAGAACCAAAGGCGGAAGTGTGCGATAATGTCGGCACGCCAAAGACGGCGTCCAAGGTTAAACGTGCGCCAAAACGCGCGGCAAAAGGTGCAAGGAAAAATGGCTAAAAAGATGGACGACGAACAATTGGGCAGCATCGTGTCTGGTGAGATCACCGACGCGCTCAATCACTTCGACAACGAGTACACGACCGACCGGCTACGCGCCTTGGATATGTACTTGGGTGAGCCACTCGGAAACGAGGTAGACGGTCGCTCAACAGTGATTGCGACTGAGGTTGCCGACACCGTCGAGGCCATCATGCCTAACTTGATGCGGGTGTTTACGACTAACGACAAATATGTTCGCTTCGCACCGCGCACTGCCGAGGATATGGAATCTGCCGAGCAGGCGTCTGATTACGTTAATTATGTGCTTAACACCCAGAACCCCGGCTACCAAATCCTGCACACGTTTTTCAAGGATGCGCTGTTATTCCGTTTGGGTGTCGTGAAGTTCTTTTACGAGACACGCGAAGAAGTTGACGAGGAAGAATATACCGGCCTGTCAGAAGAAGAACTGACAATGCTGCTGGCCGACCCGACTGTTGAACTTGTGTCTCAGACAGAGACCGTCGTCGAGAGCATGTATAACGACGAGACCGGCGAGACCGAAGACCTGCGCTCCGAATACGATTTGACTGTACGCATCAAGCGCGAAGAAGGTGACATCAAAATCATCAACATTCCGCCCGAGGAGTTTTTGGTATCGCGTCACGCCGCCTCACTTGAGGACGCTGACTTTATCGCGCACCGCACAAACATGACTGTCTCAGACCTTGTGGCTATGGGCTATGACCGCGATGAGGTTGAGCAGTACGCTGGCGAGAACGAGCTGGACAACGACCGCGAGGTCAGCAACAGATTCCAAGACCTTGAATCGTCAATGCCGGTTGATCCGTCAGACCCGACACTGCGGTCTGTGCCTTACTATGAGTGCATCATCAATATGGATTATGACGGCGACGGCATTGCCGAGCGTCGGCGCGTATGCGCGATTGGCGCTGAGGGCAAGCACATTTTGCACAATGAGCCATTCGATCATGTGCCGTTTGCGTGCGTGTCGCCTATTATGATGCCGCACCGCTTGATTGGCCGCAGCATCTTTGACATGACCGAGGACTTGCAGGTGATTAAGTCAACGCTAATGCGCCAGTACCTCGACAGCGTCTACTCATCTACCCTGCCACGCATTGCGGCGGTTGAGGGTCAGGTGAACCTCGACGACCTGCTTGACGGCTCACCCGGCGGCGTAATCAGAACGCGTCAACCGGGCATGATTCAAGCCCTGACAGGCGCATCAGTCGGCAACGAAATCCGCCCGCTGATGGATTATCTGGATACAGTAAAAGAACAAAGAACCGGCATGAGCCGTGCGTCTCAGGGGCTTGACGCTAACAGCCTACAGTCAAGCACCGCCAGCGCAGTCTCAGCGACCGTGCGCGGCGCTCAGGTTAAGTTGGAATCATATGCCAGAACAATGGCTGAAACAGGCGTCAAGGCGCTGTTTAAGGGCATCCTGCACTTGGTACTAAAGCACGACAGCAAGGAAAGGATCGTGCGCCTTCGCAATCAGTTTGTGCCGATCAACCCAGCCGAGTGGTCTAGCCAGTTTGACACTGTCGTGCAGGTTGGCTTAGGCACGACTGACGACGAGACAAAGATAGCCTTCCTGACGCAGATCGCATCAAAGCAAGAACAAATCCTGATGCAGCTAGGTCAGGACAACCCGCTTGTGACGGCGCAGCAATATGTTAACACCCTGCGCTCAATCACTGAGGTTGGCGGCTTCAAGGATAGCAGCCTGTTCTTTAACTCGCCTGAGCAGGTCACGCAGTTTATGGCAGCCAAGCAACAGCAGGCAGCCAATCAGCCGCAGCAGCCGTCACCTGAGCAGCAGCAGATGCAGCAGGTGTTACAGCTAGAGCAGCAGAAGGCGCAGGCCGACATCCAGATCGCGCAGCAAAAGGCTGAGGCTGACATTGCTCTGAAGCGCGAGAAGATGCAGGCCGAAATCCAGATGGAGCGCGAGAAGATGCAAATGGAGATGCAGATGCGCCAGCAGGAGCTTCAGGCTGAGGCTGAACTGCGTGTCGCCAAGGCGGTGACTGACGCCGAAATATCAACCAACCTACCGAGGGCATAGAGATGGCCAAGATGAACAAAATCATGCCGCCGCGTAACACAACCATTCGCGGCCAAGACCACCTTCTAGCCTACATTACGCCCGAAGAAGCGCAGATGTTGATGGACAATGGCGGTGCCGGTCAGCCCGGGCCAATGGGTATTCCTGCGTTTTTTGACGTTGGCGAGGGTGCTGGCGGCTATGATAGCGGCGGTGAAGGCGATGATAAAGCTGCCGATACAGCAGGCGGTGCCGGAGACCCTGATGCCGGTATTGGCGGTGGTGGTAGCACTAGCGGTATCGGCGGCGGCGATGGTCGTGGCGGCGGCAAAAGTTATAGCGATTTAGGAATGTCGCCCGGTGAGTCTCAGGCTATTTTCGGTACACCTGAGTTTGGTGGAATGACAAAAACTCAAGCATATAACACTATAGGCACAGGCGGTGGCTCAGATAGGGCGCAGCAAGTCCAAGCTGATATTGTTAGCCAGTTAACAAGGGCTGGCAATCAGGGCGCTAATCAGTTTACGTCTGTTCCCTACGTTAACGCTCAAATTCAAATGCTGGCAAACCAGCAGATTCAAGATCGTATGCGCCAAGCTGATCGAGGTTATGGTATCCCCGGCTTGTTTGGGTCAGCATTAGGCTTTTTAGGAAACACTAACCTAAGAAATATTGCTGGCGGTATTGGGTCTGGTGGTCGTGCGTTTTTTGGCCCGCAAGGTCAAATACAAGGCGTGTTTAATGAAGGCCCATTTGGGTTTGGTGAGGTTTACACTGGAAACGTCGTTAAAGGGTATCCAGAAACAGGATACAACGCAGGCGGCGGTGAAAGCGGCTTTGGGGATATAGAACAGGTAAAGCCAGTGAACCCAGAGACCGGCCAATGCGATGAGGGCTATATGTTCGACGAGGACATGCAGGCTTGCCGCCTAGACACAGGCTTTGCCGCGAGTGACCAAACCGGCGGCGGAGTTATGGCGCAGCCCGGCGACGCATACGCGCGGATGGGTTTGTTAGATGTGGCACCAACTGGTTTGCCTGAGTTTCAGCAGCAGTACGGCGCAGGCTTTGGCACGCCGTCACAGTTTGCGGATGCCAACCTCGCGTTTAGACAGCGTGGAGCGTACCGCCCAGAATATTTTGACCAGCCATATCCGACCACAGGTTACACGTTATTGAGTTAGGGAAAACATGAACGAAGGCAAGGCGAGGGATGCGGTGCTAAGGGCTGAGAAGGCTGAGGCACTGCTTAGGAATGAGTTATTAACTGAGGCGTTTGATTATTTAGAGCAACAATTTATACAAGCGTGGCGGTCAAGCGGCATAGGCGAAGCCGAAGACCGAGAGCGAATTTACCAATTGAGCCAGAACCTTGAAGCCCTAAAGGGGTATTTTCAAACGGTGATATCGGATGGTAAGATGGCGCAATCGCAAATTGACGAAGTCAAGAGGCGTTCCACTTTTAACAAGAGATAAGGTAGAAAAATTATGGTCGATACTCCAAACGGAACCGACAACATTTCAATGACCGACGCAATTAGCCTTCTGAACACTCCCATTGAGGACACCGTTACAGATGAGCGAAATGAGGCTGAAGATCAGCCTCAACAGCCCGAAGCCGAGGCGCAAGTTCCATCCGAAGATCAGGCGCATGACGCCCCAGAGGATGACGACTATGACGATGAGGCTGATGACGGCGAAGATGCCTACGACGACGATGATGACGATGAAGCGGAAGTCGAGGAACCCACTGAGACGCTATACACCGTAAAGGTGGACGGCAAGGAAGTGGAAGTTAACCTTGAAGAAGCTCTCAAAGGTTATCAACGTCAAGAGGCATTTACTAAGCGATCAATGGAACTGGCCGAGCAACGCAAGGCATTTGCTGCTGAGGCAGCAGAAACAAAACAGCTCCGAGACGCTTACGCGCAGCAACTTGAGTTACTGCAAGCCCAACTCCAGCAGACAAACCTCAGCCTCACTGAGGAACCTGACTGGGCGGCCTATAAAGATCAGGGCTGGTCTACTGACGACATTTTCTTTGCCAAGACTGAGTGGGATAAGCACCAAAAGCAAATCCAGCAAGTGGCGGCAGAGCGTCAGAAGATTGCCCAACAACAGGCACAAGAGCAGGAGCAAAACCTAAAGCAGCACCTGCAAAATCAACGTGTCGAAATGCTTGAGCGCATACCTGAGTGGCGTAATGATGAAACCCGAGAGTTTGAACGGAAAGAAGTCATTAAGTACGCACAGAAGCGTGTCGGGTTTAGCGAGGAAGAAATCTCATCCGCGAGCGATGCACGCGCGATTGAACTTCTCTACAAAGCGTGGAAGTGGGATAATCTAATGGAAAAGAAACCTACAACCAAAAAGCGCACTCGCCAAGCACCGAAGATGGCCAAGGCAGGGCAACCGGCAACCAAGCGCGAAGTTGCTAATCGTTCAAAGCGGAAGGCGCGTGAACAGTTTGAAAAGGCTGGCACCGTTGACGCTGCTGTACAACTTTTGATGGGTAGATAACCCGAAGGAACAAAACAATGGCTGTTTTTACAACCCAAAACGCTGTTGGTGAGAAAGAGCAACTCGCCGACATCATTTACCGCATTAGATAGGGTAGGTGCGGTCTAAACCGGATGAACTGCTGGAACCCTAAGGCGAAAGCTATGGCAATCAGCATCCAAGCCGTCGGTACACCGGCGGAAGGTTCAGAGACTACCTGAGGGGTAAAGCCCCCTTAATAACAGGCTAGAGCGTCCGGCACTCCAACTCGGAGTGATGATATAGTCCACCCCCACCGAAAGGCTGGGATAGAATGCGACCCTGCGGAGACTCCAATCTTCTCTAATGTGAAGAAGGAGACATCAAACGGCATTTTCGTCGAATGGCAAGTTCAGGAGCTGACCGCCGCGTCTGCTACTAACTACCACAACGAAGGTGCAACCACAGCTACTGCTGCGGCGACACCAACTTCACGGATTGGTAACTACCACCAAATCTCAAAGAAGGTGTTTGCAACATCAGGCACACTCGACGCCGTGGATTCTGCGGGCCGAGAACGTGAACATAATTATCAAAAGGTCTTAAAAGCCTTAGAGCTGCGTCGTGACATCGAAAAAGCAATCGGTGACACAGACGTTGCACGTTCTGGAACAGACCCACGCAAGTCAGCTTCACTGACCTGCTGGATCACAAACGGCTCAGTCGGTGCGACTGCCGGTGCCTTCGCCACAGGCGACGGAACTGACACAATCACTGGCGGTGACGACCGGGCGTTGACACTCGCCTTGATCGAGGATGGCATGCAGGATGCGTGGACAGACGGCGGCTCACCTGAGCTGATGGTTGCTTCGGCCACAAACCGTGCCAACTTCTCAGACCTGTCAGCCACTGGCAACTTGGTCAGCAACGACGTGAACATGACTGCCGCCAAGGAAGTCAGCTACGTTGGTTCGACATCAGTGTTCCTGACCGACTTCGGTACTGTGCAAGCTGTTCCGTCTCGGCTACTTGGAAACGACCGGGTGTTCTTGATTGATCCAAACTTTGTGTCAATCTGCACACTCAACGGACGTAACTTCCTTGAGCAGGAACTGTCTCAGGACGGCGATGCCAAGACAAGCCATCTGGTGTCAGAGTGGGCATTGAAGCCGACCGCACCTAAGGCACACGCAATGATTATGGACTTGAACGGTTCATAGTAAAACTGAGGGGGCGGGCAACTGCCCCCTCTTTTTCACAAGGGGAAAACATGAAGCGAGTTTTATATACAGACCCTCACACCGCCAAAGAGGTGGTTATGGATCAGCAGTCTGATGGCACTGACATCATTGAGACGACCCAGAGGTTCGACGGATTGATTAAGCTGAATAAGCAGATGAATAACGACTACCGCGCCCACGCTGCGGTAAACACGCAGCGTCATATACAGCATGTGGCGGAAATACCAAATGTCGTGTATAATCACCTGCTAGAGACACTAGGCCCGCCCGCCCAAAATCCAAAGGGTTGGAAGGCTTGGCTGAATAATAGCGAGAACCGAGACTTCAGGACAGGCGGCGGAAACGTATAATGGCAATTGCGACTTACACAGATTTGCAGACATCCATAGCCAACTTCTTGGCGCGTGACGATTTGACCGCACAAATTCCTGACTTTATTGCGCTGGCCGAAGCTACTATGAGCCGAGAGCTGGAGACACGCAGTCAGGAAAAGCGAGTAACTGCAAACACTGTGTCGGGCAATGAATACCTTGCGCTGCCAACTGACCTGCGTGAGGTTCGCGAAATAAAACTAAACACCGCACCGCTGACCGTGCTGAGATACTACAGCCCTGTCGCGCTGGACGAGCAATACGCATCAGAGGGCGGCGGAAAGCCAAAGGGCTACAGCATTGTGGGCGACGAGATGAAGTTGCGTCCGGTGCCTGACGCCGCCTATGAAGTGGAAATCATTTACATTGGCTCAATCGAAGCGCTGTCTGCGACTAATCTTACAAACACAATCCTGAGCCGGTCGCCCGACGCCTACCTTTACGGCGCACTCGCTGAGGCTTATGCTTACCTTCTTGATGAGGCTAGGGCGTCTCAGTATATGGCTCGATTTGATAAGGCTTTGGCACAGATCAAGGTTGACAATCAGCGCGCCAATTACGGAACCGGGAGCCTCCAAATCAGCAGCATTTATCAACGGCAATCGCAAGCAGCGGGAACTTAAATTATGAGCGCAATGAGTGACTACCTCGAAAACGAGATATTAGACCACATCCTTGGAACCGGCGCATACACAATGCCGACCACAGTTTACGTTGGCCTGTCCACTGGGTCGTTTAACGACGACAACAGCGGCACTGAGCTTTCCGGCAGCAACTATGCCCGCGAGAGCATCAGCTTTGGCGCAGCTTCCTCTGGCACTGCATCAAACGATGCGGCTGTTGAGTTTAACGCTGCAACCGGCTCTTGGGGTACAGTTAGCCACTTTGGCATTTTTGATGCTTTGACTTCGGGCAACCTGTTAATCCACGGTGCGCTGACTGCAAGCAAAGTCATCGAGACAGGCGACATCCTAAAAATCGCAATTGGTGATATGGACATCACCGCAGCCTAGAGGCGGATAGATGGCAACCGTTGCACCACTAGACAGGATTACCGGCACTTTAGACGCCCTATCGTTTACCGTTGACACGGTTGGCGATAAGGTCGCTTGGACTGCTGTTGCCCTAGACCATATGGATGGCTGGGGCAATCTGGATAGCTGGAACTACGGAACACTGGACGCCCTAAGCCTTGAGGTAAAGGTTGCAGCCGGTAGCGCCGCCACCTCAACTTCCGCATCCGCGTCAGCGTCAAAACTAAAGAGCGTCGCAGCATCCGTTTCTGCCGCCGTGACGGCGTCTGGCGCTGTTGCGCGGATAAGACCAGCCGCGGCAAGCGTAACCGCCGTCAATACAGCCTCAAGCGCGTTTGCCCGCGTCAGGCCGTTTGAGGCTCTGGTGAGTGCCGTCGGCACGGCCACCTCTGGCTTTAATCGCGTGCGCCCAATGGCTGCTTCAGCGTCAATCTCAGCAAGCGCAACATCGAGTTCCAACTTTGTGACGCTAGGTGCAGGCACCGCCAGCATAGCGGTGACGCAGGCGACAAGTGTGGTGGCTGTCTTTGCTGGCGTCGGCAATCAGCAAGTGACAGTGACTGGTGATGTAAAAATGAGTATACTCGGCGAGGAATGGTCGGCGGTTACTCCGACCACACCTTCTTGGGCGGCAGCGGCAGCAGGCGCTCCAAGTATTTGGTCAACCGCCCCAACAGGCGCAACCGGGAACTGGTTAGGACAATGATAAAATTTGGCGAATGGCTGCCAGACCAGCCGGCATTTATGAACGCAGGCGTCGTCACGGCGGAGAACGTGATACCGGCGTTTAATGGTTATCGCCCGCTAAACCAGTTTATCAGTTTTAGCAATGCGGCTAGTGGCACTATACGAGGCGTTTACGCCGCAAAGGACAACGCCGGAAACGTCAAACTATTTGCTGGCGATGACGCAAAACTATATTCGTTTAATCCCTCAACAAACAATCTTGACGATGTCAGCAAGGCCGGATCACCGGCATATGATTTGACCGGAGCAGAGAAGTGGAAGTTTGTTCAGTTTGGCGAGTACGTTATTGCGTCTGGGGGCATTGGCGAAGAACTGCAAAAGTGGCAGTTAGGAACGGACACTGCATTTTCTAATCTTGGCGGCTCACCGCCAAAGGCTGACTTCCTTGCCGTTGTGCGTGATTTTGTGTGGACGGCTAATATTGACGAGGGGTCAGGCCGTGTTCCCTACAAGGCCAGATGGTCTGCGTTTAATGATATTGAGGGCTGGACTAACGGCGTTGACCAGAGCGATTTTCAGATTCTGCCCGATTCTGGTGCCATTACCGGAATGGTGGGCGGAGAGTATTGCACGATCTTGTGCGAGAAGGCTATCTTTAGAGCCACATACACAGGCCCGCCGCTGATCTGGCAGTTTGACAAAGTCGAAAGTCAGCGCGGCTGTAGCATCCCCGGTTCGGTGTGTAACTACGGCTCAAACGTGTTTTACTATTCGGACAATGGTTTTCATTTGTTCGATGGGCAAAAGTCCACACCAATTGGCAATGAAAAGATAGACAAGTTTTTTGCCAAGGACTTTAACCCAGCATACAAAGACAAGATGACTGCGGCGGTTGACCCACTCAACCAGATTGCAGTCTGGTCTTACACTAGCGTCGCCAGCACAACTGGCCGTCCTGACCGTTTGTTAATCTTTAACTACGCGCTAGGCCGTTGGTCTATTGGCAACGTGGACGCTGACTTTATTGCGCCGTTCTTTAGTGCCGGTTACACTGTCGAGGACTTGGACAATCTTTCAGCTACGCTAGACGGCCTCAGCACTGTCTTGGACAGCCAGTTATTCAGGGGTGGCGAGTTCTTCTTTGGCGGCGCTGTCGGCGAAAAGTTGTTTACGTTTACTGGTGATCCACTTCAGGCGACAATCACTACTGGCGAGGCCACGCTTAGTATGGGCAAGCACAGTATTGTGACGCGCGTGTATCCTTATCACGAGGATGGCTCGGTTGAGCTGTTTGTCGGCCTGCGTGGAACGCCTACGGACACAGTCGCTTTTCAAGCTGGCGGAACAACTAATGCCAGCGGGTTTGTGCCGTTTAGGGCGGCGGATAGGTATCAGCGCGTCAAGATGCTACTCAGTGGGAACTGGTCTTTCGCCCACGGCATTGACGTTGAGGCCAGAGAGGTTGGCCGTCGATGACTGTTGAGCAGCGCAAGTCAAACCTAAGAACGCTAAACCCTGTCACTGCGACGACAAGAGAGGTTTCTGAGGTTTTGAACCGCACAATAAACGGTGGCTTGAACAGCGTTGGTTATGCGGTTTTAACAAGTGGAACCACGACGACGACAGTGAGCGACCCGCGCTATGGCGTTGACAGTATCGTCTTTTTTACCGGATATAACGAGACGCTAGAACATAGCGATCCATTTGTTAAAAGTACAAGCACAAATGGGTCTATGATAATCGAACACAAAAACCACGGACACGATGTAGATGTTGCCTACCTTATTATCGGCTGAAGACAAGCTGAAGGAAAAGTTTGAGAAAAACCGCAAATACATTGCGGATGCGCTGGAATATTCTGGCGGAACGCACTCAATCGACGATGTTTACCAAGCTTGCGCTGTTGGTGAGGCACAGTTACATCCGCTGGAAAAGTCGTGTATTATAACCGAAGTTGTTGACTACCCCAGCCTAACCGTGTGCCGAATCTGGCTTGCAGGCGGTGACTTAGATGAGCTGGTTGAGGCTGAGAAGTCTATTGCAGTTTGGGCTAAGGCTCAGGGTTGCGACGCGATGGAGATCAATGGCCGGAAGGGCTGGCAAAGACAACTGAAAGATTACGCCGCAACGTCGGTGGTTTTGACAAAGGATTTGAGAGATGAGTAAAGGCGGCGGTGGAGACACCAGACAAATCACGCAGACAACCAGCGCACCAGCATACGCAAAACCGTTTCTGGAATTTGGCTTGTCTGAGGCTAAAAATATTTATCAGAACCAGCCGTCTTACTACCCCGGTCAGACAACCGTAGGCTTTAGCCCCGAAAGCGAAATGGCCTTGTCAGGAACCCGCCAGATGGCGATTGACGGATCACCGTTTATCCCAGCCGTACAAGACGTTGTGATGCAGAATCTGATGGGTACTAACCCGCTTCAGTCAGCCGCCTTCCGCCCTGTCATAGAGCAGATGCAGGCTCAAGCCTCTAAGGCTGGACGTTATGGCTCAGGGTATGAGCAGGGTGCGGTTGCAGCAGCCCTAGCGCCTATGGCTTATCAGGCGCAGCAACAGGCAATAGCGCAAGCTCCGGCAGCGCGTGAGTTTGGTTTTGCTGACCTGAACACGCTTGCCGGTGTCGGCGGTGCGCGCGAGGCTCAATCTCAGGCTGAATTGCAGGCAGACATTGACCGCTATAACTTTGAGCAGCAACAGCCTCAAATGGCTTTGGCAAACTATATGGCCAGCGTTCAGGGCGGCACTGTTGGCGGGCAATCAACTAAGCCTGTCTTCCGCAATACCGCAGGCAACGTACTTAGTGGCGCACTAGGCGGCGCGGAGTTGGCGGGAATGGTGCCGGGTATGGGTGGTGGTATGGGCGCTGGACTTGGCGCTTTGGCTGGGCTTTTAGGTTAGGGGTTAGGGCATGAGCGTTTATGACAGATTCAACCGACTGCTTCAGGGCAGAGCGCCTGTGCCGCAGGCAAACATTATGCGCCCATATCAAACGCCTCAGGGGATGACCCCACCAATGGCTTTGCCTCGACCCACCTCGCCTCAGTCTCCAATGCTGGCAAATCAACAGCTATCGCCGCTAATGCAGCAGGTTTTGAAAAACGCTCAGGCGTCTCGCATGACGCCAAGAGCTGGTCAGGTTGGTCTGCCTACCCCCGCAACCGCAGCGGCTGGTCAGCCTGCGCCTGAGATGACATTTGGTCAGAAGCTAATGCGGCCACGCACGCAGGGCATGTTAGGCGCTGCCGCCGCTGGCTTTGAGGCATCAGGCTACCAAGACCGTCCGGTGTCGCTTGGTCAGGTTCTGGGGCGTATGGGTACTGCTGGCATGAAGGCTTACACCGCCGCTGAGGATCGCATTGCGGCTCAGAAGGCTGCGTCTCAAAAGTCAGTTATTGATCGCCTATTGGCTGAGGCTCAGTACGCCAAAGCTATGCGGCCTGAGACAACCAGTTTTCTGCAAAACTTGGCCGCTGTCGGGATTGACCCTAAGAGTGAGCAGGGTCAGAAATTGCTAATGGAACACCTATCCAAGCCCGGCACGACGGTTTCATTTGACCAAAAAGGTCAGCTTGCTTATGACAAACTGTCTTCTGAATATGCTTTCAAAAAGCTAGGTAAAACAGATGAGGCTATAGCAAATGTCAGAACTATTGAAAGCGAACTTGAGGTTATTGACAGTTTGCTTTCCGGCGGTGCGGAAACTGGCAGAATAGAAAACGCTTTAATCCCATTGAAGCAGCTATTGAAAGAGTTTGACCTGCTAAGTGACGCCGAAGCCAATGAGTTAAGCACAGCGGAATTGTTGCAAAGGTCTATATCAAGGATTATCCCCAATATGCGTGTAGCTGGGTCAGGATCAACGTCTGATTATGAAATGAGAATGTTTGCTCAAGCCGCGCCTATGTTCAGCAGGACGACGCTTGGCAACAGGAAGATAGCCAGAGGCATGTTGCAGGTTATTGAGTTTAACAAAGAGCGCCGCAGGCTTATGGATGACTATATGGCAGACGAGAGACTTGGAAATGGCACTTTAAGAGGTTTTGATAGATGGGCTGATGAGAAGCAAGGAAAACTTTTTAAGACCTTCAGAAGTGGTGATCCAGATGCTGAGGAAGCCTACAAAAAAGCATACGAAGACAAAGAAATTAAAGTAGGCGACCTCATCTTTAATGGCGAAAAGTTTGTATTTGTGACAAAAGAGAGTGTTCAATAATGGCTATACCAAAATCAGACGCGGAAATTGAGGCCAGAACCGGCGACAGAACTGGTATGGACATTGCGGCTGATATTGGCCGTGCGGCTGCTCAGGGGCTGACGTTTGGCCTCTCAGACGAGATATACGGTGCTTATAAGGCATTTACGTCTGACAAGTCATATGAAGATGCGGCTAATGAGATACGCGAAGGTTTGGCTAGGTTCAAAGAGACAGACCCAGTTAAAGCATACGGCTTTGAGATATTAGGCTCTTTGTTGACTGGTGGCGCTGGCGCTGCGGCTGCAAAGCTAGGCACAAAAGCCGCTGGCACAATCGGCGGCGGTATTTACGGAGCCGCAACCGGAGAGACTCCAGAGGAGAGAATTGTTGGCGGCGCTATAGGCGCACCGCTTGGACTGGCAACTGCGGCTGCCGGTCAAGCGATAAGCCCCAAAGTGACGCAAGCCGCAAAATCCTTGATGGACAAGGGCTACCCCCTAACACCCGGTCAGGCTTTGGGCGGCGTAACCAAATCTATTGAAGAAAAAATATCCTTGCCGTTTACTCAGGAAATGATCCAAGGCCAACAGAGAAACGTAATGAAGGCGTTTAACCGAGATATGGTTGAAACTGCCGTTGCGCCGATTGGGGCTAAGTTGCCAAAAAACCTAGAGGGTGAAGACTTGGTTGAGGCGGCCTCTGAGGCTGTTGGCGACGCTTACAGCAAGGTCGTGCCAAAGCTTTCAATTGACGCCTCAGGTCTATCGAGTAAGGCGTCAGAGATAGCCGCGAAAAGACAGCTTAATCCTGCCGACGCAAAAGAGTTTAATGACATAATAAAGGACTTGGTGCAAAGAAATGTGTCAGGCGGGAAGCTGTCGAAGGGAACTCTTAAAGATGTTGAGACAGACTTAACATCTGAAGTGTTCTCAACGGCTAACAAAGGCGGCAGAGAAGGCCGGATTGGCAGAGCTGTAAAAGAGTTTAGAGACGCCCTAAGGGCTGAAATATCTGCTCAAAACCCAGACGTGCCGGACTTGCAAAACATCAACAAAGCCTTTAGCCAAATGCGCCCAATTGAAAAAGCCAAGGAAAGCGCATTGTCAAAGGCGGGCATTTTTGGGCCGGCACAACTTTTGCGGCAAATGAAAAAGAAGGCACCGACCGACCCAATCAAAGCAGCAGCTAGACAGGCGCGTGAGGTCATTGGCCCAAGCGTGCCATCAAGCGGCACAGCGGAGAGGCAAGCCCTCTCAGACCTTATACGCGATCCACTCGGCACCGGACTTGGCGTGCCAGCGTCAATATTATTAAGCGGCTTATACAAAAACGCGCCGGGGCGTAAGTTGGCAAGAGGTATGATTAAGGCACCGGGCGCGGCTCTCAGATATGGAGCCCCAGCCGCAGGTGGCCTGTTATCCCAGCAGGTGCCTTCGCCCATCAGCTCTGCCCAAGCCGGATCAATCGAAGATATGGCGGCTGGCGGCAACATCGTCGGCTATGAAACTGTGACGGATAGGCTGGGAGATCGTGTAACCTACGCCAAGACATCCGACGGACGTGCGGTGCGCGTGCGCTGATTATATGTTATAACTAAGGCTACGGCTTAGGAGAATAAGAGATGCCTTTAACAAAGATTTCGCAATACAGCCAGACGGCAAGCTCAAACACGGATATTGACTCAATTGATTTGGGCGAAGGCACGATGGTGCCTAGTGACGTTAACAACGCCTTGCGCGAGGTTATGGCTCACCTAGCCGATATGAACGCTGGCACGGCTGCTATTCAAGACACATTCACGCTGTCTGACCCTGCTGACGATACCAAGCAGGTACGCATTGATGCGGTTGGCATTACAACCGCCACAACCCGAGTCCTGACAGCACCAGACGCTGATGTGACTATTGCTGGATTAGAAAAGGCACAAGAGTTCACCAAGACACAGAACTTCAATGCGACCACCCTGACAGACGCTGCAAGCATTAGCTGGGATGCCTCAGCCAATCAGGTGACTAGCGTTACCCTGACAGACAACCGCACACTTGCCGCGCCTACTAATATGGTTGACGGCGGCGTATACACGCTGATGGCAATACAAGACGCCACAGGCTCACGCACACTGTCTTACAATGCGGTGTTTAAGTTTGCTGGCGGCACTGCGCCAACGCTGACCACAGACGCCTCAGCGAAGGATATTCTGGTATTCTACAGTGACGGCACCAATATGTACGAAGTCGGTCGTAGCCTAAACGTAAGCTAAAGGCGGTATAATGAGTAATCTATTCTCAAGCGGTGGCGCGGGTAACGTAGGTGCATCTGGCATCGACCAGCAATCCCTAAAGTTTAACGATGACGAAAGCCAGTATCTAAGCTGGACACCGGATAGTGCTGGCAACCGCAAGACTTGGACTTGGAGTGGCTGGGTCAAGCGTGGGAACTTGGGGTCAGGTACGGGGTTGTTTGAAGGCAATTTAAATTTTGATGGTACGAATTATTTTACTGGGGTCGCCTTTTCTAGTGCATCTGCTTTGTATCTTCAAGATGTTACTGCGGGGGGCGGTGGTTATAACTTAGTATGGGAAACATCTGCACTTTTTCGTGACCCGTCTGCTTGGTATCACGTTGTCGTGGCTTTTGATACAACGCAAGCTTCATCTGCTAATGCCGTAAAATTTTATGTAAACGGAACAGAACAAGCTGTAACTTTTACTGCATATTCTGGAAGTTATCTTCAAAATAGAGATTCGCTTGTTAATGCTGCAAATACTCAGTCGATAGGTACGTTTGATTCCGCCAACTATTTTGACGGCTACCTATCCGATATCAACTTCATTGACGGTCAAGCCCTAGACGCAAGCAGCTTTGGTGAGACTGTTAACGGCTACTGGAAAGCTAAAGACTACTCCGGTACATACGGCACAAACGGTTTTCACCTGACCTTCCAAGATGACGTTGTGTCTGAGGGGTTCAATGCTGTTACCTATGCTGGCAATGGCAGTACGCAATCTGTGTCTGGGTTGGGTTTTTCTCCAGACTTAGTTTGGATTAAAACCCGCCAAGCTGAAAGTCACGGACTGTGGGATAGCGTTCGTGGTGCGCCTCTTAATTTGTCTTCAAACAACACAAACGCAGAAGGTTCTTACACAGGCGTTACGTCTTTTGACAGTGATGGTTTTTCTCTTGGTGGTGCTTATGCCGGATATACAGAAAGTGGAAAGACTTATGTCGCTTGGTGCTGGGATGCTGGCAGCGGTTCAGCCGCAAGCAATACTGATGGGTCAATCACCAGCACGGTCAAGGCAAATCCTAGCTATGGGTTTAGCATCGTGGGCTGGGCTGGAACTGATGGTTCTTCACAAACTGTTGGTCACGGATTAGGTGCTGCTCCAGAATTATTTATAATTAAAAACAGGACTACGGCGGGTCAATCTTGGTTAGTGTATACAACTGCTATTGATGGTTCTCTTGATTTTTTAATTCTTGAGGACACTGATGCTAAAACCGATTCCGGAGCCAACGCCCCAACATCTTCAGTTTTTTCGGTTGCCGGAAATTCATCAAACAAATCAGGGTCAAATCACATAGCCTACTGTTTCCATTCGGTGGCTGGCTACTCATCAATCGGTACATACAGCGGCACAGGTTCGTCTGGCAATGCTGTGACTGGTCTGGGCTTCAAACCTGCTTGGCTTATGATTAAGCGCATAACTGCTAACGGCGGAAACTGGATTATCTGGGATAACACCAGAGATGCAAATGATGCAGATGTAGACAACCCATTGTTTCCTAACCTAAGTGATGAAGAATTTACGTCTGGTGGTACATATGACATCCAGTTTGATAGCGATGGTTTTACGATTAACAATGCTTCGTATAATCATAATGGTTCTGGCGCAGAATTTATCTATATGGCATTTGCCGACACACGCGAAGCAGCGTTTTGGAAAGACGTATCAGGGCAGGGCAACAACTGGACGCCTAACAACCTAGACTATCGTGATAGCTTGCCTGACAGTCCGGCGAATAACTTTGCTACGTTGCAGCCAACAGCCTTTGTAAACATTGGCGGCACTAATAGCGCACAAACTTTGTCTGAAGGCAATCTACGTTATACTGGCACAACATCTCAAGGCAGAAGCACACCAGCAACTATTCGTGTAACTTCTGGCAAATATTATGCTGAAGCCACAAAAATATCTGGCACTGGCAGCGTTGTTGTTGATTTCGTTGTCAATGATGCCTACGCTGCTAACAAAAATACCTCAACAACTGGCGACATAATTATAGTTGCCGTTGATGTTGATGCTGGCAAATATTGGTCTGGCTTAAATGGAACGTGGGATAGTTCTGGAGACCCAGCAACAGGGGCAAACCCAACAGGCACTTTCACTGCGAATAGCAGCTTTACATTTGGTGGTCGTGTTTTTGACAACGCAAGAGTTGGTCATTTCAACTTCGGTCAAGACAGCACCTTCGCTGGCGCAAAGCCGATGGGTGAGTACACCGATGACAGCGAACTGGGAACATTCCAGTACCAGCCCCCAGCCGGTTTCAAATCCTTGTGTACGGCTAACCTTCCAGACCCTACGATTATTGATGGGTCTGTGTATTTTAACACGGTGCTTTATACTGGTGATGGAACTGGCAGCCGTGATATTGGCGGTTTATTGTTTGCCCCCGATTTTACTTGGATTAAGAATAGAACTTCAGCAATAAATCACGGTTTATTTGATACAGTTCGTGGGGCAGGTGAAAGATTGTCATCTAACCTCACTAACGCTGAAACCACGAGGAGTGATAATCTAACCTTATTTAATTCCGATGGGTTTAGAGTTAACTCTGGTTCTGTAACAAACCAAAGCGGAAGCACCTACGCATCTTGGAACTGGAAAGCTGGCGGCACAGCGGTCAGCAATACCGATGGCAGCATTACGTCAAGCGTGTCTGCGAATACTGAGGCAGGGTTTAGCGTGGTGTCGTGGACTGGCACAGGTTCCAACGCGACTGTGGGTCACGGCCTGTCATCCGCACCGGAAATGATTATAAACAAAAACAGGATAGATAATGCTGGTTGGGGTGTTTATCACAGTTCGCTAGGGGCAACTAAGTATATATGGCTTCAAGAATCTAATGCCGCCGCAACATACAGTAATGCTTGGAATGACACATCCCCAACATCTTCTGTTTTTACTGTGGGTAGTGATGGTCAATGGAACGGAAGCGGTGACGGTATGATATCGTACTGTTTCCACAGCGTTGAAGGCTACAGCAAGGCAGGCAGCTACACCGGCAACCGCAACGCAGATGGGCCGTTTGTTTACACAGGGTTTAGACCAGCTTGGGTTTTGATTAAGCGCACTGATTCTACAACTGATTGGTATCTATATGACGCAAAGCGTAACGCTTACAATTTAGTCGATGGAATATTGCAGCCAAACGAAGCAGACGCAGAGGCAACTTCAAGCAATAACAGTATGGACTTCACTTCAAACGGCTTCAAACTAAGAGGCTCGGGTGCAACTATTAACGGCACAGACGCAAACCACATCTACCTCGCCTTTGCCGAAAACCCATTCAAATACGCTAACGCCAGATAGGAGATACCAATGGCATATAAATACTCAGGTCGTATTATCCGCGCTGGTAAGGCGTGGGTGGACAATGACGGAATACAGCATCCCGCTAACTGGATGTTGTGGGATGACGCAACGAAAGCAGCCAAGGGTCTAGTCTGGGAAGATGACCCAGCCAGCTTTGATGGTCGGTTCTACTGGTCGGCTGGTGTGGCTAAGTCGCTGGATGATGTAAACGCTGTCGATGAAGATGGCAACGCCATTATGGAAGACGGCGAACAGGTCGTCACCCTTGGCCTCAAGTCCAATGCCATTGCCACAGTTAAGGCACAGGCTGGTGGCTTGCTTGCCCCGACTGATTGGATGGTGGTTCGCTCTGCCGAAAACGGCACCGACATCCCTGCCGATGTCCTCGCCTACCGCGCCGCCGTTAGATTAGCCTCAGAGACCATTGAGACAGCAATCACTAACGCTGCTGACCTTGCTGCGTTTATCGCGCTGTATGACGCTCCTGTGGACGCTGACGGCAATCCTACTGGTAACGCACCCATCAACAACTGGCCGGATGCTATCTAATGAACGAGGAAAACAAAGTCATAATTGACGTTGTAGCTGGAACAGGCACTGCTGCCGCTTATATGGCGATGGTTCCTGATATTGTGGCTTTGTTTACTGGTGTGTGGATACTGATTCGTATCTACGAAACCGACACGGTGAGGCGTATCATTAAGCGCATCCAAGGCAATGTTTAAGGCAATCGTACTAGCTTGTGCGATAGCAAACCCTGCCGACTGTATTGAATTTCACGACACTCGCGGCCCCTATGACACCCGCGCTGCCTGTGAACGCAGGGCTATGGAAATGGGGCGTGACGTTGGAGAGATGACCCACGGCCTGATGCCTAAAAAATGGCGGTGCCAAGCACTCAAGAAAGGAATGCTGTCATAGACCCAATTACCATCACAGCAGCCGTCAGCGGGGCTACAGCGGCGTTTAACACTATCCGCCAGATGGTGTCGGCAGGCCGGGAGCTGGAGAGCTGCATCGGTGACGTGTCGCGCTGGATGAAGGCGGCCAGCGACATCGACCAAGCCGAAAAACAGGCTAAGAACCCACCGCTGTTCAAAAAGCTGAAGGGCTCTGACGCAGTCCAGAGTGAGGCTTTGCAGGTCTACGCCGCGAAAAAGAAGCTGGAGAGCCAACGCGCCGAGCTTAAACAGTACCTGCAAATGACGTATGGCCCGCAGGCTTGGGCTGACCTGATTCAGCTTGAAGGCAAAATCCGCAAAGAGCGTCAGGATATGATTTACAAGCAGCAAGAAGCCCGCCAGAAAATCATAGAGGCTATTGCGATTGGTGTGTTAGGCATTGTATCGTTGGGCATATTCTTTTGGATTGTATGGCTGGCGTCTAAAAATTGAGTGAAACAACAACCGGACTGATTGGCGAGTATATCGCGGCGGCTGCTATTCTTGGGCAAGGGTGGCGCGTCTCAATGGCTCAACAAGACCGGGTAGATATGGTGGCTTGGAATGGACAAGAGTTTCTTCGCGTGCAGGCAAAGACTGCGAGTTTATTGGGCGATAACAATGGTCGATCTCCGCGTCACCATTTCCAACTTGGTCACGGCTGTAAAGCAAAACATTTACCAACGAAAGATGATTACGATGTTCTCTGCCTTGTTTCCCCCAATGCCCGCCGGGTCTTGTTCATGCCGGTTACGTCAGTACGGCAATATAGTATGCGCCTGCCAGCGTCGCGCTTCACTGAGGATGCGGAAAACGATAGCTGGGATAAGGCGGTTGATCACGTTCTGGAGATGAGACGATAATGGATATTGAAAAGTTAAGAGACGAACTAATCGCTGATGAGGGCATGAGGCTGGACGTTTACCGCTGCACAGAAAACCACCTCACTATAGGGGTTGGCCACCGTATCATTGAGGGCGACGCAGAACACGGAAAGCCAGAGGGCTTTACAATTACTGAGCGCCGCATGAAACAGTTATTCGATCTCGACATTGCTATTGTGCGCGAAGATTGTCACCGGCTCTATGAGGATTTTGCTGACCTGCCCGAAGAAGCGCAACGCATCATTGCCAACATGATGTTTAATATGGGCTTACCAACTATGAAAAAATTTAAGGGCATGAAGCGTTGTGTCGATGCGCGTGATTTTTCTGGGGCTGCGCTAGAGATGCTCGACAGTAAATGGGCGCGTCAACTCCCCAATCGCTCAGAGAGGCTGGTCAAACGTATGAGGGCGCTGGCTGATGGCTGAAATAACAATGGAACGATTCTTGCGCTGGAAAATATTGCCGCGCTTGATGATGTTCGTGATGACGTGGATGTACATTGAGACGCTGCGTTGGTTTATGGCGCTTCCGCCTGAGGCTATGACCTCTCAGGCCACGGCGTTGACGGCCACTGTGACCGGGGCAATGACCGGCGCTTTTGCAGTATGGTTAGGACATGAAAAATGATTGAGGCACTTATCGCGCCAGTGACAGGATTGCTGGACAAATTCATCGAAGATAAAGACCAGAAGAATAAACTAGCGCATGAACTCGCCACAATGGCCGACAGGCACGCGCAAGAATTGGCCAAGGGTCAACTGGAAATCAACAAGGCTGAGGCGTCTCACAGGTCAATTTTTGTGGCTGGGTGGCGACCCTTCGTCGGCTGGACGTGCGGCGTCGCATTGTGCTGGCACTTCGTTCTTGCACCATTCGTGATCTTTGCCAGCGCCTATGCTGGTGTAGCTTTGCCTGAACTGCCTCAATTTGATATGTCGAGCCTGCTGACCGTGCTGATGGGCATGTTGGGTCTTGGCGGCATGAGGTCATTTGAAAAGATGAAGGGGCTAACGAAATAAGGGGGCTTTCGCCCCCTCATCTCACTTGTATAGATATTGATAGTCAAACCTGTCAGCGGTCTGCATATCCTCAAAAACCACGTTGTAGCTTTCGTCGTCGATGCGCTCGACCCGCCTGACTAGGGCTGTCACCAGCCTTCCCTTGGGGCCAGTCACGCTGACTAGGTCGTTTGGTTTTAGGTGTTCTGTCTGCATGTCATCTCCCTATAATAACTTAAACGCCCTGGCCCGACCGGCCACCTTCTCAGCCGCGCCACGCTCGACTAGCCCCGACATCAGCCGGTGGACTTGGCTGAAGCTCTTGCCGGTCTTCTGCGACAGCTCATTGATCGTCGGCGTGTAGCCATACCGGCGGGTCATGCGGTCAATCAGAATCCGCAGTTCCGCCTGTTTCTTTGTCAGCGGCACATCAATCATCACGCGCCTCCTTTATCGTCAGCGTGCCTTGGCGTGCAATCCGTGCGGGTTTGGCCGGTGTCGTCTTGGCCGGTTGCGCCTTAAAATTACGCATTGGCCATTTGACATAATAAGAGCGATTGCCGACCACCCCGACCGCCTCATCGTGGCTACCCAGACGCTCTTTCAACATAGCCTCAGCTTCGTCAATGTCGCCCTCAGCGGCTCGCTTGGCGTCCTTGGCGTTGACAAGTTGCGCCAGCCAGTCGTTGTCTTCGCCCTCAAGCGTGATTGGCGGCGCACCGTCATCGACACGCGGATAGGCGGTATTGCCGTCGGAGCTAGACTGGATCGGATACCAGTCAACGTCAAACTTGCGGCGCTCAAACTCCTCGATTTCATCCGTGATGCGCGACTGCACCGCAGCGTTTGCCTGATACAAGAAGATGCGTAACTCCACACCGCCGTATAACACGCACACGGCCCCCCACGTTTTTTGGGTCGCAAGCAACTGACCTTGCAACTGCAATACACCCCTATGAGGCGCTGGCCGGTCTTCTGGCTTACTGCTAGTCAGCTTGCTCTCCAAGACGCCCACGCCGTCCACCCAGACAGGGCCGTCAACGCAGTATATGCCCTTAGATGGGTCGGTCGTGACTTCATGACCCAGCCCGCCGTCAGCGGTGCCGTCCAGAGACACGGCAAATGGTAGCGTGTCGTGAAAGATAGCGTCGTGTTCCAGCTTGAGGTCAGTAAGGTTCAGTCGTTCAGCCGAAGTGGTGAGGATGACGCCCTCCAAGGCGTCACCCCAATCGCAGGCTTCGTTGCCGTTGAATGGGTTTGGGTTTGGCTTGCCTTCGATTGAGGCTAGTGCCTCAGCCAGCAAGTCGTTTGGTGTGCCGTAGGGCGATGCGTTCATCAGCAACGGTATGCGTGATGCGGTGACGATGTCGTCGGGTGTCTTTTTACCGACCATTAGTTTGCCTCCCATTTGTTAGATTTACGCAGGTTTTCTTCAGCCGTGATTACCTGCAAATTCCACGGCACATGAAGGCCACAAATGTTTTCGCCTCTCAGCGGTATGATGTGGTCAACGTGATATTTAATAAACCCAGCCTCTTTGTTCATTTGACGAGACTTTCTATAGAGCTTCATTATCAGCGGGCGCAAAGACCTACATATCGGCTTTATGCTTTGCCCCTTTCTTTTTATGCCCTTAGCCTTTTCGTAAGCTGTATTGTAATCAATTACCTTTGCTTTGTTTTTTACATAATATTCGCGCTTATATTTTTGGCGCTTGGCCTTATTCTTTATTCGGTTTAGCCTCGCGCACTCAACGCAAGTAAAGGAGCAAGAATAACGCAAGGTATGACCATATTTGCACGGTTTACCGTGGTACTTTGCCCCCTTTTCCTTTGCCGATTTGCGCGCCTTGTTTGTTAATTCAACATCACAAGTAGCGCACACTTTTCTTTTGGTATGCCTCTTGTCTATGTGACCGTGGACACAGGGATTGCCAGTGAAGTAATGCGGCAACCCCTGTTCAATCGCCTCTTGGCGCGTGATAATATCCATCAGTTTGCTCCCCCAAAGCGAGCCATCAGCGCCCACACGTTCCACTCAGTAGTCACGGCGCTAGTGAAAAACGCCAAGCCAAATGCCATCAGAAACAGCATACAAATTGTGTCTTTAATCATGTTACCCTCCCATATTTTGATGGTGTCTTTAACCGCGCGTCAGGCGTCTTTGGTGCCAACGCCGTCCACCCATTAACATGTAGCCGGTACGCGCTACACACGATCTCACCGCCGACCCAGCTTTCGCCACGCGACATATGCGTGATGAGGCTCTTGTGGCCGGTGCGTTTACAAGCCAACGCGATTGCGTCATACCTGTCAAAAATTGGACCAGTTACAACTGGACGCGTGAACGGATGGCTCACGACATACCAAAGCTTGACGCGATCTGATCTGATCTGTTTCATTTTTTACCCCTTTAGGTTAATGCGTAAAACACCTCAAAAGCTTCTTCCTTTGGCATTGCGTTGAGTACCTTATGGTCAGAATATTTGTTAACCACATAATCAATATGCCTGTTTGTGATGGTAGGCTTGCCCTTAAAAGATATTGCCTGAACATCTTTTGGCTCTTTAGGATCAACCACCAAGACGCTTTTGCGAATAGCTTTTGCAAATTCTTTTTTAGCCAAAAACATGTTCACTTGATCTCCACACCAAATTTCCAAGTTTGTTTCATTCCAAGAATCATCCCATTCGCTATGCCACTTTGGCAATTCCTTAGAAATTCTTTCACATAACTTTTGAACACACCTGTCGTAACGGTTTGACCCACCACGCCCATCGTTATCAACGTGACAGTAAAGCTTGCCGTTGATGTAAATATTAGCCTCAAAGCAATGTGTTTCTTCGGATGCAAACTCAGCATATTTGATAGCTTTAAGTTCAATGGTGTCGCCGTTTAAGAATTTAGTCATTTGGTAATCTCCCTGATTTCCCTAATTTATCCCTCTTACCTTATAAATATGGGCTTGCTATCAATATATGTCAATACAGATAGCAACATATTTTTAGGATGATATTAAATGTCACAAATTAAACCAGTTTTGTTGAGGCTCAGAGCCTCGACCATCGAAATGCTAAAAGCCGAGCTGGACGTGTCGGCTCATAGGTCACAGTCGTCGCTTGCCGATGAGTTGCTGGTCAGACAGTTAGAGGCAAATGCACGCCAGCGTAATATGCAGTTTGAGATGGATCGTCAGGCGGGGCGGGGTTGATGCGTGCCGGTGGGGGACGTGCCAAGGGGGCAGCGTTTGAACGACAGATCGCGGGCATGTTGTTCGATGAGTTGGGCATAAAGTTTAAGCGCAACCTTGAGCAGTATCAGATGAAAAATCTGGCAGACCTGACATCATCAGACGCGTCGTTTCCTTTTTTATTAGAATTGAAAAGATATAAAAATGCCGTGTCATCGTCGTGGTGGGATCAAATAGTGACCGCCGCCCGCACGTCAGACGGCAATCCTAACGACTGCCTGCCGTGCCTGATCTGGAAGCTAGACCGGCAAGACATAAGCGTGCGGATACCTATTGAGGCACTGGCGCGGTTAGGGCGGCCACTGGCTCAGGATGTGGTTGAGGCATACGACTGGCGCTACACGGCGACGCTGTCTTGGCCTGACTTCATTATGGTTTGTCGCGACCTGATGGCGAGGGAATAAAATATGCTCAGGATGCTAGACTTATTCAGTGGCATTGGCGGCTTCAGCTACGCTGGCGAAAAGCTTGTGGGTGGCTATGAGACAGTCGCGTTTTGCGAGTATGATAAACACGCGCAGAAGGTATTGCGTAAGCACTGGCCTGACACAGAGATAATTGATGACGTGAGGGAGTTAGCGAATGACGCAGATAGATTTAGAGGATTGGTTGACATCGTTGTCGGGGGATACCCCTGCCAGCCCTTCTCGCTTGCCGGGGTCAGACGAGGCGATAAAGATGACCGACACCTCTGGCCGGAAATGCTTAGAATTATCCAAGCTGTCAGGCCGACTTGGGTTATTGGAGAAAATGTTGCTGGACACATCTCTATGGGCCTCGACGAGGTGCTTTCTGACTTGGAAAATCAAGGTTACCAAGCAAGATGCTTTGTTATACCGGCTGTCGCCGCGGATGCCTACCACCGCCGAGACAGGTGCTGGATTATTGCATACGCCGACCGCGAAGGCGAACCAGTTAGCGCCATCAATGAACAGCGGATGGAACGAGCCGTTATGGGCTACGCCGAACACGATGGATCATCTGCCAGCAGGGATATCGGGCGCGTACAAAGAGAGCTTGACAGGAAGGCGCAAGAGATCGAGCAATCTGAGGGATCAAGTAGCGGAGCCGAAGATGTGGCCCACGCCGGTAGCAGACGACACAGGGCTGAGAAAAAAGAAATATTCGCAGGGCGGAACACCCCTATCATTGGCGGTGCAGATGCAAGAGCCGAAAATGTGGGCAACGCCGACAGCAGCAATCGCGCAGGGGTCTTCAGCGGGGAACCCAAACAGAAAAAACGCGGGTCGGGATTTGCGTCAGGATGTAAAGATGTACCCAACGCCAGCGGCGAGGGATTACAAGGGGATGTCGGGCAAGGGCAGGCAGGAGCGCAAGGGCAATCCGAAGGATACCCTGCCCAATGCCGTTGGTGGGAGCCTGAACCCAGCGTGGGTCGAGTGGCTAATGGGGTATCCGGTCGGGTACACAGACTTAGACAGCTAGGTAATAGCATCGTGCCGCAAGTGGCGGCGCGGATATTGTGGGCTATCAAAGAGGCGCACAATGGCTAGGCCAATGTATGAGACACAAGCCGACCGCAACAACGAACAGCGTGTGGCTGAGTTGCTGGCGGAGAAGGGCTACACGCTGGTGAAGTTGCCGCTCCAATACAAGCTCGACTTCGCCATTATTGAGGATGAGTTAGACAAGGTTGTGGGCTTTGCTGAGTTGAAGGCCAGAACGGTTGAGATGAATAAGTACCCTACGGCGATGATATCCTTGGCTAAGGTGGTCAAGGCGCATGACATTAGCGCTTGCACAAATTTGCCGTCGTATTTTATCGTATTGTACAAGGACGCATTGGTGAGGATAAATTTCGCCAGCGAGTTCTCTGTCAATATTGGTGGTAGGTCAGATCGAGGTGATCCACAAGATCGTGACGTTTGCGCCTACTATCCAATTGAGGGGTTCACGGTTGTGAGCCAATTTTGAAAAGCTGAAAACGAAAAAGGAAAAGTTAAATGGCTTTAGGTTTTGTAAATGAAAATGGCGGTGACGGTTCAGCAATCGTGCCGATTTTGAAATATGACACGCGTGGTGGTTACATCATTAAGGTTGACCGGCATCAAGATGAGGGCGGCACTTGGGTTAAAGATGAATCCGAGCTGGAGTATCCGGTCAAGGTTGCGATGGACTTGGAGAACATCAAAGTCGGCTGGCTTGGCTTTGTTGGTGGTGCGCCAGACTTCCACTTGGTCAACATTGGTGAGCCAATGCCAGCACGTCCAAGCCCTGACCACAATCAGGGGTTTCAGGTCAAGCTCTGCAACAAGGAGCTGGGGCTGCGTGAGCTTTCTAGCGGCGCAAAGACAATGACTGTGCCGTTCAATGACTTGCATAATGCGTTTGAGGCTCAAAAGGCTGACAATGCGGGTAAGGTGCCGGTGGTAGAGTTTACCGGCTCTGAGCGTTACAAGGTGAACACACCCAACGGTGAGCTGACTTTTAAGAAGCCGGTGATGGTCATTAGCGGTTGGGTTGACCGTCCGGCGACCCTAGACGGTGCTGCTGCATCGCAAGAACCTGCGCCGACAGTGTCAGCGCCTGCAATGGAAGCCGTTGCCACCTCGGCGGCTCCAGTGGCGGGCAGCGACCTGTTTTAAGCGCAGTAGGTAGCGGCGGCTGGGGTTTCCTCCCTTTCCCCTGTCGCCGCTACCGCTTTTCTAAAGGGGCAAAGGGTGAGGAAAGGGTTTAGTGATGACAAATATATCGGCTCACATTGAGCAAATAGCGAGGCACTATTGGGGCGAACCCAACATGAAGCTGTCGCAAAAAGGCCGGACGCTGCGGTTTGGCAATCGCGGTTCGCGCGAGGTGCATCTGGGCAAAGGCACTTGGTTTGACTTTGAGACAAACGAGGGCGGTGGCTGTGTGGATTTGGTGCGGATGAATGAGGGTGCCACAATCGCCAGCAACATCCCCGAGATACTAGAGCGCAAATTCGGCATACAGCGTCAGGCGCAGCAGTCGTTACAGCCAGCGCGGTTTATGTCAGCGGTCTATGACTATATCGACGATCAGGGTGAGGTGCGCTATCAGGTCAGGCGGTTTGAGCCGAAGACGTTTAGGCAGTGTCGGCCAGATGGTAAGGGCGGGTGGCTCTTTAATATGGATGGCGTCGAGGCGCTGCCGTATAATCTGCACCACATAATCACCAACCCTGACGCGCCAATATTTATTGTGGAAGGCGAGAAGGCGGCACAGCGACTGACTAAGCTGGGGCTAGTCGCCACAACGTCGCACGGCGGTGCAAAGAAGTGGCAGCCGGTATTGAACCAGTATTTTGCTGGGCGCAATGTCGTGGTGCTTGCTGACAATGACGACGCAGGGCGTGAACATGCGGATATCGTGATCGGCAATCTGTTTGGCGTTGCCAAGATGGTAAAGCGGGTGGAGCTGGACGGCCTACCGGCCAAGGGCGATGTTGTCGATTGGCTCGACAGCGGCAAGGGCTTAGAAGATTTGACGGCAGCGGTTAAGGCTGCGTCTACCGTGGCTGAGGCTCCGGCGGTTGAGGCGGAAGCGGTTGAGGTTGAGGGTGACGGCCTAGACTATTTTGAATTTGTCGGCGCTGACTACATACGCAATATGCCGCCGATTGAGTGGGCTATCGGTGAGGGTGACGACGGAATCATAACCGAGAATGGCCTGACCGTGCTTTACGGCGCACCGGGGGCTGGTAAGTCGTTTATCGCGCTGGATATGGCGCTGTCTATCGCAAACGGCGTTGAATGGCAGGGCATGCCAACCAAGATGGGCAAGGTCTTATATATCGTTGGCGAGGGCTTGGCAGGAATAGGGAAAAGGCTGTCTGCGTGGGAACAGCATAAGGGCATCCGCACTAACGACAATCTGCACGTCCTGCCAATCGCGGTTAACTTCAGAGATCAGTCCGAAGTCGAGAAGCTGATGCGGTCTATTGATAAGGCTGGGTCGGGCTGGTCGATTGCCTTTTGCGACACCGTCGCCAGATCGCTTGTCGGGGCCGATGAAAATTCCAGCCAAGAAATGGGATTGTGGGTGGCAGCCGCCGACAGTATTAAGTCGCATTGCAAGTGTGCGTTTGTCGGTGTTCACCACTCAGGCAAGAATGTGGCAAACGGCATGCGCGGTTCGTCAGCCTTGCTAGGTGCCGTTGATACGTCGCTGGTCGTCACAAAGGATGAGGAATATGTGACGATCAGGGTAGAAAAGCAAAAGGACGCAACTCCAGTAGACGATCAGGCGTTTCGTATGACCGAGGTGGCTATGATATCCGGCACGTCCGTCGTGCTGGAACGTGTCTCTGGAGACGTACAGAAGAAGGCAAAGAAGGTCAGGCCGTCGAAGGGCGCACAGGAAATAGCATTTATGGCGCTGCAAAACCTACTCATAGACCGCGTCGAAAAGCAGGTTCATTACGACGATTGGAAGGCAAAACATGAGCGAAATACGCCTGATTCGACGGCAGATCAGCGCTATCAGGCGCGGAGAGGGCTTCAGGCTAAGGGGCTGGTGGTTATAGACGACAATAAGTGCTGGATTAACAGTAACTTGGCGGAATAGTCGTATGGGATTTAGTGTTCGTACGATATCGTATGACGAATTGGTACGATATCGTTCGTATCGTATCCACCCTAAGGGGATACGAATACGATAGTACGAACGACACGAACGAAGGGAAAAGATGATGGCGACTAAAAAGACAACGAGGCCGAGGCCGAAACCTAGCAAGATTTACTATCAACCTACTCAGCCAGCAATGCGTCGGATGCAGGACGCGTTGCACAGGTATGACGATGTCGTGTCTGAGGTTGAGGGGCGTTGGGGTGTAGACCGTCTGGTGTGGGTGTGTGGCAGCAGCGAGCTGCGTGACAGGTTTGAGCAGCAGATGGATAGGCTCAATGCGGCGATAGATAAATGCGATCCGTCGATTGAGCATGAGGTTGACGTGACGTTGCGTGGTGTGGCGGCGTTAGAAGCTGCCGCCATAGCTGCTGGCGCGAAACCTCTTAGCGGTGATTACGTTGAGGGCAGGATGCCTGACGGCAAAGTGATAGCGATAACGGCGACAGGTTATGAGGCGGGTAAGGTAAAGCGCGACAATCGTGAGATGGTGGTGTATTCTGTCGATGAGATAGGGCGGATCATTGAGGGGTTGAACAAAGAGGCACCTGTGGTTGATGCTATAAAGAACGCATTTGCCGGTGCTGAGGTTCAGAGCGTCAAGCCGGTGAAGTATGATTTAGACGACGAGATTCCGTTTTGAGTGGGGGTCGGGCAGTGGAAGATGTAGACAACGAGCGCGACGATGTGCTGAAGGATCGTGAGTATATGTTACTCGGCACGTCCACTTGGATTGACGTGAGAAACCTCACGGTGAACGTCCAGCGCGTTGGTAATGGCGTGAAGGTGGATATCTGGCCAAGAGAATTGATGCGGGGATACGAGCCAATAGCGAGCGTTGAGGTTCCGTTTAGAGAGGGGAAGGATAATGATAACGCCGGGGGATGGTAGCTGGCAGCGTATGCTCGATCAGGATAGATGCCCGAAGTGTCGGAGCCTGATGACGAAGCTGGTGAATGAGCAAATGATGGTCAGGCGTGAGTGCTTGGTATGTAATTTAACGATTAACGAAATGGATAGTGAAAATGAAAAGGGCTGAGGTTTTAGATACGGCGAAAGAATATGTGACAAAAGATCGGGCGGCGGATCACGGCAATATGGAAGACAACTTCACAACGATTGCGAAATACTGGTCAAACCATTTGGGTCACGATGTCACGCCAATCGACGTGGGAATAATGATGACGCTGTTGAAGGTGGCACGACTGAAAGGCAATCCGTACCATCAGGACAACTACGTTGACGGCTGTGGTTATCTGGCTTGTGCGGGTGAGCTGGTGGATCACGATGGGTGAGGTGCTAGAGTTCAAGCGTCATTGGGTTTGGTTCTTTGATAAAGATGGCGTGACTTGTGACTATTGCTTGCAGCATACGCGTGGCAAAGTGTTTGAGGGTATGCAAGCTATTGTGTGCCACAATTGCGATGAGGCGTTGCTGTTGATCGACGATAACACCAGCTATGTTTTGACCGTAGATTTTGACGATGAGGATCACGACGATGTCAGCTAAAACGCCAGACAGCGTAATGATAGAGTTCTTGGAGCGTGTCACTGAAGGCAGATCAGGGCGCGATGTTTGCAAAGATAAAGATATGCCGGGCTGGTCTAGCGTCTGGCGGCGGGTTTGTTCGGACACAGAGTTCGCTGAAAACTATCGTGTGGCGATGCAAAGCCGTGGCATGATCTATGCTGACAAGCTGGATGAGATGGATCGCTTACTGCTGTCAGGCCAGATCACAGAGAGCGCACACAGAACTATCTGCGATAACATCAAGTGGCGGTCGTCTAAGCTTGTGCCTAAGGTTTATGGCGATAGGCAGCAGGTTGACGTTAAGCATGAGGCTGGTGGATCGTATCTGGAGCTATTGCAGCAGGTGAATAGCGCGGCTCAACTGAAGCACGTTGAGGTGGTAGAAGGCAACGAAAACACACAAGCGGAAGCATTACGCGCGCGCGAAATCAACCACATTTCAGTTAACTCTGATCTGCCTAAAAAGCAGGCAAACAAGCGCAAGAAGGGCAAAAAGTTATCCACAGGCAGCTAAGTTATTGTATTTGCACGATACGCGTTACGCATAATTAACGTTATGCGACATTTCTGCAAAATATGTACAAAGTTAACCCAAAATCGGTTAACACCCCCCCCATCAGAATATCGCGGGGGGCGGAGATAAAAATATATACCCCTTACCACCCCACCCCC